TGATAAGTATTAGTAAATGGTCTCTGAATATCATCTGTTTTAACCTGTTCCATTGTAAGACCTGGTGTTGAATATTCAATTCTAATATTTTTACTAAATAAATTTATTGGATCTATACCTAAAGGATTATTATATGTCATTTCTCCCTTTTGATAAGTATCAGTAAATGGTCTCTGAATATCATCTGTTTTAACCTGTTCCATTGTAAGACCTGGTGTTGAATATTCAATTTTAATATTTTTACTAAATATTGGATCTATACCTAAAGGACTATTATACGTCATTTCTCCTTTTTGATAAGTATTAGTAAATGGTTTTTGAATATCATCAACAGTTGTTTCGTTCATTTCATTGTAATATTTTCAAACTAATGTGTAAGGTTTTAAGAATACTATTTTACTTTTACTATCTAAAATTCCCGAAGTGTATATTTCATTAATGGGTTCAATTTTTTGAACTTTTCTTGTTTTATAATCACCTTTCTTTCATTCTGTTTTTATATTAATAAATGCCATTATATATTTTCCTTAATTATCTTATTCCTGTTACATTAGCAAGAACTCTTTGTATTTTTTTACCATCCAAATATACATCTTTACCTTCTGCTACACTCTTTCTTAACAATTGTACTTCTTTGATTAAGACTGCTAATTGATCAACTGAAGTCTCAGCAATTACTTCCGTCTTTGTCTTTTGAGTAACAGGTTCTACTGTATTTTTAATTTCATGCATTGTTGGGGGTTGAATAACAGGTTCTGCTGTATTTTTAATTTCATGTATTGTTGTTAATACTGGTTTAATATTACTATCAAAATCTGACAATTTCTGCATTGATTGAACAAGCATATTTAATGAAGTCGCTAAATTATTAATGCCATTCGCTTTTTGTGACATAATCTCTAATGATTTGCCAAATTTCATTAATGATTTATTTATGGTTAATAATTTAACTCAATCAATATCTGATAATGATCTTATACCAATAGAAAATGATGATAATATATTACTCGTATCTTTTATTTTATTTAATGCATGACCAAATAATAATAATGTTGAACTAAATAATGGTAATATCATACTTGCATAAAGCATTCCAGGTACAGCTTTTAATAATGAAATTCCAAATAATGACAAAGATGTTCCTACTTTTGTAAATGAATCTCAATCAACGTTTGACATTGATTGTAATCCCTTTCCAACAACTATTAATGCCGCTCCAAATGCTATCAATCCAATGCTCATAGCTGTTAAACCTATTATCCCAGCTAATATTAACGCTCCTACTGGACCAGCTATTAGAGCACCAAGTCCTATCATTGCCGCTGTAATACCTATTAATCCAACCGCTAATACTCCCAATGTTTTTCATTTAACGTTTGCTAATAAATTCATAGCATAAGCGAAAGGAATTAATGCCGCACCTATAATTGCCATAGCGAGAGCACCCTTAATGACTCCATCTAAACCAATAGATTTTCCTATCGCTGATAATGCTCAGATTGAACCAATAAGTTCAACTAACATTCCTCCGGCCATTGCTAATTGCTTTAGATTCATAGGTAATGTTGAAATAGCCTTGCCAAATAATCATATTGCTGGTGAAATTAAGCCCATAGCAAATACCGCTTTATAAAGTCCATTGCCATCAATGTTTTTTGCTATCTTTGATAATACTCAGATTGAACCTACAAGTTGAACCATCATTACGCCAGCCGCTATATATGCAGAAGGCTGAGTTGGAAGTCCTGCTATTATCTTGCCAAATGCTCAAATTGCACCACCAAGAATTGCAAGTGATACGGCAATTTTTGCTATACTTCCTCATTTAACTCCATCTCAACTTTTTATTCAACTTGCAATACCGCCCTTACCACCAGTTTTATCAACTTTCGTTACTTTACTATCGACACCTTCCGTTACAGGTTCTGCTTTCAAATCAGTCGCTCTTGTTTTGACACTCTCTTTAACTCTAGAAGTTGTTTCTTTTCCGGGTTTGTAATCAGACATTCTTTCGACATCACTTTTTTTTACAAGTTGTCCGTTTCTTTTGTCGAACAATTTATTTGCAGAATTTCTACCTATTCCCTCTGGTAACATTTCTTTCTTAGAAAATATGCTTTTTGCCTTCCCGCCAATTTTAGAAAATAATTTAAATATTCCCTTACTTTCTTCTTTCATTTTTCCTAAGCTTTTAGCTCCACTAATAAGTGACTTTGCTAATGAAACGCCTGAAGCTGCCATTACAATATTATCTTTTGTTATAAGTGAAGTGCCAGCTTTTAATCAACCATATGCTTTTTCCAAACCCTCGCTTCGTCTTCCAGTTTCTTTACCAAGTTCTTTTTGATTAACAATCATATCTTTTAATTTTGAAACAGAAACGCCCAACATGTCAGCCATAGCTTGTCTTTGATACCCATTCATATTCATATATTCCGCTTCTGTGCCCAATTGTGATACAACACTTGCTAATGCTTCTTCATGCTTTCCTGCAAACGCTAACATTCTCGCTTGTTCAAAATTAAAATTCTTTCCAGTCATTACAGACGCTTGCATTTGTTTTTCTATTGAAGTACTAAAATCTAACAATCCTTCTGTAACTGATAATGCGTCGCCCATAGATAAACCTAATTGATTTGCACCAATAGATAATCTCATCATGTTCTTCCCACTTTTGTCTAATCATTTGGCAGTGGCTTCCGAATTATCTGCTAAATCTTGAAATATTTGAGATGGAGCAACTTTGCCTAGATTTGCCATTTCAGCTACTGATTTTCGTAATTGTTCGTTTGTTTGCCCAGTCATACGACCTATTTGATCAAATTGCTTTGTTATTCCAGCAGCCGAATCAGAACTCATACCGTAGTATTTCATTAATTTGACAGCACCTTTGATATTCTCTTTTGTGGCATGTTCAATTGAACCCATACTACTTATAATACTCTCTGTTGCTTCTGCAACGTCTTTCATACTTGCACCATATTGCAAGCTTGCAAGACTTGCACTTATCATATTAGAGCCTAATTTTCCAGTTACATTTTCGATACTAATGCCTGTATCAAGAATACCTCGCATTGCTTCCGTAACACCTTTTAATTTTTTAAATACTTCAAATCCAAAGATGCCTCCAGCTATTACTGGATTGTTTCATAATCCTTTGGCGACATCAACAACTCCGAGAACTTGTTTTTTTATTTCCCCTCATCTACCATTCATTTCATCTAGTTGTTGATTTGTTGCATTCATCATTTCCAATTGCGTCTCAGACATAGATGAATATTGTTTTGTTGCTATTGCCATTACTTTAGTATATTGTAATGCTAAACCTTTTTGTTCATCATTTAATGTTGCTCAACTTCTTCCCATTTCATTAATATATTCTTTTGTTAGATCATTTTGTGTTCTTAGCATTATTGAGCCTGATTCAACTTCATCTGTTATTCTTTTTTGCATATCTCATATAATTCTAGCACTTTTGCCTTGAAGTTGTTGTTCTTTACTTATTCCCTGAGCGGTCGCTTTTTTGGCTTGTTCTAATAATATACCTTTTATACTCAAATCTATACCAGTTTTTATAAAATCATTTCTTTTTTGCATCTCTTTATTTATTTCAGAAGCCAAACCTCTCATGCCAGATTGAAATTCTAACGCTCTTTCTTCTGCCTCTTCAATTTCTAATAAATTGTCTCGCATTTCATCAGTTCCTGTTATATCGTCTGCCATTTATTTTTTCCTATGATTTATTCATGTTATTAATATAGTTTTTTAATTCATTTGTTGCTTTGTCTATTTTATCTAATTTTTCCGCCAAATCTGGGTTATCTATTCTTACTTTTTTAATTACTTTATCTGACTGATTTCTTTTAATACTATCAAAAAATTTGCCTATAAAATCTTCAACTTTTCCCATAATTAATCTCCTAGATATATTTTCGCTTATCTCTTATATATAAATATTAAATTATTATATTTTTTCAAAAACAAAAACCCAGTTTTCACTGGGCTTGTTAATTATTTTTTACGTATATTAGGTGATTTCATCACTTGACTTTTTTTGTTAGATTGTTTGTTCGCTTTCCCTTCCTCTTTTCTAGCATCATTTAAAAACTTTATATTTAGTCGTCTTAATCAAGTCGGCATTTCATATATTGTTTTTCAATTTATTGCACCTTGACTATAATAACTTAAATCTCATATTTCTTTATACAAATTTTTTTTAGAATTTACAATTATTCTCGTTTCTTCTTCTGTTAATTCTCTATTATTCTTTATGTTGGGTAGGCCAAAAAAAGTTCGCATCAAGCGAAACCTCAACTATATCGTCATACTCACATTCCCTACAAATAAAATCATAATTTGTAATAACGCTAGGAGCAATTTTTAATAAATTATTTTTAAATGCTGTCGTATCTTTTAGTAAAAAATCTTTATCAATAAATAGCGAAATCGCTCTTTTATCATCATCACCATCAATTGCAGTAATCATATATTTATATCTACTTGTCATTTCTGGACTTACACCGCCTGCACCAAAAATTTTCTTCTTGCGTTTTAACTCTATATTGATATTTTTATCATCTTCAACAGTTAATAACTTAAATGTTAGTTCTTTTCTGCTAATAGGTAATGTAAATGTAAATTCATTTTTGCCTTTAATATAATTTTCTTCATTCAATTCTTTATGATACCATTTCATTGTATCAATTGTACAATTATTGCTTATGCCACAATTTGGGCAAGTAATTTTTGAATTATATTCACCTCCATATGATAGTATTCTTGCCGCCATTAATACTTTATCATAATCGCCCAAAAGCATATCTCTCAATACTGATTTATCTCCTATAAATATTGATTCAATAAATTTATCTAATACAATACCTTTTTGTATTAAATTTTTTGATGTTAATATATCTTCATCCGTCGCTGTTGGGTATCTTAATTCCACTGTACCTGAATGTAATGGGTTGCCTTCTGGGTATAATCATCCATTACTTGGTAATTCAATAATTTCTGTCTGAAATGTCGCTTTCTTTTCTGTCATAACTTGCTCCTATTTTTGTTTTATAACTCATTTCTTATATATATTATAATCATATTTTTTTTATAAAATTTCACCATATTTCTCCATTTGTTTTGCAAGACTTAATGTCTCAGATATTACAAATCTTTTTGAGCAATTTTGCAATGAATCATTAAGATGACCTGTATCAAATCCAAAGACCCAACCATGTTTGACATATATACCTTTAAATTCTTCATTTTTTAGTTCTTGACTATATGTAATTCCGCCATGAACATTAATGTTTTCCGGATATTCCAACCCAAAGGCTGGATGATTTGCTTCAACTATAACATAGCCACAACCTCAGCCTCCAAAATCACTACTAAACTTAGAAACTGTTGTTCCAATTATTCTGTATTTACTTTTTGATATAATAATTTTATTTCCGTAAATCGTAAAAGTTTCTTTTTTAAACATACTATTCATATAACCTCTATTTATGTTTATTTATCTATATATGATATATTGACGCAAAAGATGTAACTACATTTTTTTATAACAAAAGCTCCCATATATATGAGAGCTTATTTTTTAACAATATTGTTTGATTACATATCAACTAGTATTCCATTACTGGATAATCGTATCTTAAGGAAATTGAGATTTCTTGTACTTCTCCTGCTGATCAATCTAAGTCTCCAAAGTTAACACTTGTAATTCAAGCTTTCTTTAATGTTCAGGCACTGATTTTATCTCCAACTGGTCCCAATTCAGTTATAGTTATATCCTTTTGATACATTGCTCCATAACCACTTCTACCAGTTTCAGCCTCATGATGTGCTCTAATTCAGTTCATTACTATTTGTGCACCAGATGGTGAAATTGGGTCATACAAAGTTAAGTCAACTGTACCATATTCAATCTTCCCTGCTGAGTATTTCTTTATGTTAATGTGATCTAATTCAACTTCATTTATTGTTATTTCTGGTCTTGCCGCTGTTTTTATCAAAAATGAAGGAATCCCATCTACTTCCAATATAAATCTATTCTTTAATTTTGGTTCAAACTTATCAAATAACATTTCATTTACATCAAGTATATTATCTGCCATTATTCATTCTCCTTTATGTTTTGTTCTGTGTAATGCTAATGCATCACTCTTACAGTTATAAATATTAAAAATATAAATTTTTTACGATAATAATTTAGAAATATAAATCATCGTATTACAAAAGAACATAATACTTATATATGTACTCAGCAACACACGCTGACAGAAATAATGATGGAGTTCTTAAAAATGCAAATATGTTTAGAATGTGGAAAAGAGACTAAAAATAAGAAATTTTGTTCTATAGAATGTAGAAGTAAGTATATTACAAAACATAGTAAAAAACAAGTTTCGTGTGAAATATGCGGAAAGATTTTCGAAGTATATAAAAAATCTACTAAAAGATTTTGTAGTAATGAATGTAGAAAAGTCAATATGCAAACCGACAAGTATAAAGCAAAGATGAAAGAATCATATAGAAAAACAATGCAAAAAAAATATGGTGTAGATCATTTTTTTAAAACAAAAGAATTTCAAATAATTGCAAAAAAAACAAAAAAAGAAAGATACAATGATGAAAATTATAATAATATTGATAAAATAAAAGAAACAAAAAAAGAAAAATATAATGATGAAAATTATAACAACTCTAATAAAAATAAAATAACAAAAAAAGAAAGATATGATGATGAAAACTATAATAATAGAGATAAATTTAAAAAAACAATGAATGAACAATATGATGGTATTGGACTACAACGAGATAGTGTACTTAAAGCCTCACAAAAAGGATTAATAAAAAAATATGGAGTTAATACTTCATTAAAAAATAAAGAAGTTAGAAATAAAATAACAGATACAATACAAAGAAAATATAAAAACAAAACATATTGAGGATCAGATGTACAAATTTCAAAACGACATGATAAAAAATTACTTAATATTATACCAATTTTAAATGAATTAAATATAATATTACTATCTGAATATAATGGAACAAAATATACAAACAACAATATCTCTCACTATAAAATGTATAATTTTAAATGTAAAAAATGTAATACAAATTATATTAGTCATTTTGCAAATGGAAATATTCCACTATGTCCTACTTGTAATTATATTCCTTATACGAAAAGTAAAATTGAAGATGAATTATTTTTATATCTAAATTCATTGAATATAAATGATGTAATCGAAAGAAATAAAAAAACAATATTAAATAAAAAAGAATTAGATTTTTATTTTCCAAAACTTAAAATAGCGATAGAATTAAATGGTAATTACTGGCATTCAGAATTATCTGGTAATAAATCAAAAAATTATCATTTAAATAAAACGATAGAATGTGAAAATCTAGGAATACAATTAATACATATATTTGAAGATGAATGAATGTTTAAAAAAGAAATAGTGAAAAATAGATTAAAACACATTCTCAATATTAATAATAATAGTATTTATGCAAGAAATTGTATTATTAAAGAAATTGATATAAAAAGTAAAAATAATTTTCTAAATACATATCACTTACAAGGTGCTGATAAAAGTAAAATAAAATTAGGCATTTTTAACTTAAATGAACTTATTGGAGTAATGACATTCGGAAAACCTAGAATTGCACTCGGATATAAAAATAATGAAAATAATACTTATGAATTAATTAGATTTGTAACTAATAAAAGAATTATCGGCGGTGCCTCTAAATTATTATCATATTTTACTAAAAATCATAAACCTAATAAAATAATAACTTATGCTGACAGAAGATGAAGTAAGGGCAATTTATATGAGAAAATAGGATTTAAAAAAGTATCAGATGGAGTTCCTAACTATTGGTATATAAATAAGAAAAATTATTTAACAAGATTTTATAGATTTAATTTTAGAAAAAATGTATTAAATGAAAAACTAGATAAGTTTAATCAAAACTTGACTGAATGAGAAAATATGCAACTTAATGACTATGATAGAATCTGAGATTGTGGAAGTCTAAAATACGAAATGATATTGTAACAAAAAAGAGGAGTGAAAACACTCCTCTTTAACTTTTTGGAAATTTAACTTATTTAAAGTAAGTTATACACCAAATTGCGCCCCTGTTCTGGTAATATTAAAATCTATGATAATAAATTCAGCAACTCTACTTGGTTGAATTCATATTTCACCAATCATTTCATTTCTGTCTATGGAATCGGGAGTATTATTTGTTTCGTCCATTACGACCTTAAACGCATAAAGTCCATTTTTTTGTTGAATGCTTTCCATATATGGTGTTATTGTATTTACTCATTTTTGTCTTTCTGAACTAGTATTATTTTGAAAGTTTAATCTTTTACTTACGAAATTAACATATTCTTTCATTTTAATTAATAATCTACGAACATTAATTCTATCAGTTGCACTTGGAAGTGCCTGTAATGTTTTTTGTCCTCAAACAACTGTTCCAACATTAGGGAATGATGCAATTGGATTAATTCTTGCTGCATAAAGATCATCTCTCTCTAAATGTGTTAATCTTGTTTTTGCTTCTACTACAGATGTTAACCCACCTCTATTAAGTCCTGCTGGTGCATATCATTCATATCCAATTTTATCATTAAATGCTATAACTCCAGGTATAATAACAGAAGGTGGAACTCAAACGTATCTGTTAGTATTTGTATCTGATATTTTTACTCAAGGATAATACGTTCCTGCATAACTACTATCAAGTGTTGTTGTTTGACCAACTGCTTCCGCAACGCCTTGTGTTTCTCCACCAGTATCAACAATATAGAATGTATCTCCTCTATCCTCACAAATATTTTTTGCATAAGTGTAAATAGTACTATGATTATCTAAATTAATTCCAGGAGCAACTAATAAGTTCATTACAATTTCGTCTTTATTTGATATTGTATCTAAGGCTTTTTTATAAGATGTATTTCCTGAGCTTGTATTCGGATCCATATCAAATCCCATTAATGTGGTTGTATCTGTCGCAAGACGATTTGCGGGATTCCTACCATCAAAACCACCTTGCATTGGGATTGTAAATTGTTTATAACTAGCGGGAGAACTTAAACTACAAGATACGCTTCCTGAGTAGGTTGTATCTTCCAAATGAAAGGCTGAACTAGTTCCTATTAGACTTGAATCAGGAATAGCTTTTAAAAATTGTAAATTATCCTCTTCATAAGTTCCATGAAGGTCAACACCTTTATAAATTTTTGTATTTACTGCTTCATTTTCCAAAGAATTTGTAATATAGTACATTGCTGGAGGGTTATAACTCGAACTAAAAGGTACATTAGAGGCTGCAAATCCAAAAGGTACAAGGTTTTTAGAAACTCCCCCTCTATCAACTGCATCTTCCATAGCAACACGAATATAATTACTTTTAGGCTCATAATCACCAGTCATTACTAATTTTGTGGCACTGCCTACAAGTTTATATTCGCCATATCTATTACCGATTTTTCTAGCAACATAATTTGTTGC